ATCAAACTTCTCCTTAATAATTAACTTACATTTACAATATACCTAATAACGTGTCGTTGTGCAACTATTTGTTAAATTAAATTAAAGTATATTTATGCTTGCACAACGACACGATATAGGATACATTAGCAATGTACTAATAAGGAGAAGGAAATGAGTGTTTTAGTTAATGAGATCCAGGTCTTCGCTACCAAGTTTGGCGTTCCGCCGGCGGTTGCGATGATGTTGCCTGCGGTCTTCAACCAGGGCGCCGAGGAGGTTGGCATGACCACCAGTGAGTTGGTCAAGTTAGCGACCTATGGCGAGGAAGAGTTAGGGCATTACGTTGTCACTATCGCGGAAGAAGCTGCGAACAGTGAATTGGGAAAGGAAGTTTGGGCTGAATTTGAGGAGAAAGAAAATGGGTAACTGGGAAAATATGACCAGGGTAGAGCGTGAAAAGATGGTAAATGATTGCTTCATCCCTGGTAAGACGCCAAAGATTGTTAGGGTTGATTCTGTCGAGAAAGAGATCAAGAAGGACCCTCGTATCAAGGCGAAGGAAGCCAATATGATTCGTGCTCTTCTTCAAGGGAGGGCACGCTAATGAGGTGGCGCAAGTGGGAGTTGGAAAAGAAGATCAAGCACCATGAAAAGCAGCGCGACTGGTACTGTAACGCTAGGGCAAAAAAGGTTTGGCAGAAAGATATAGACGCTCTTAAAAGGATTTTAAAATCAATGGAGGCAAGCAATGCCAGTATCTGAAGAAGCCAGGGTTAAGAAGGTTTATGCGAATCGCGTGCGCCGTATATGTAAGGCGCACAATATTGAGATTGTTTATGACGGCGTGCCAAAGAATTACGCTGCAGTAGAGCTGGTCAAGAATGGCCAGGTAATGTTTGCTGACCGAGCCCCAGACCGGCGGCCTTTAAACATTGATTGGCAGCGACTGTTTGTTGAAGTTACCGATTACGGATACAAGTGTAGGGAGAGAAAGATCATATGATTAGTCCATTAAAACAAATTAACAATATCTATGGCTATGTCAGGGTATCTACCAAAGAGCAGGTCCGCTCTGGTGTATCTTTAGAGGTGCAGCAGCAGCAGATTACTGATTTTGTAAAAGAGAAGTATAACCGTAAGGTTTCAGGCTTCTTGATAGATGATGGAGTATCGGGCACCAGGCCAATTCTTGATCGACCAGGCAGCAAGGAGCTGACAGACATAATTGACCGTCACGATGTAATAGTCTGCACTCGATTAGACAGATTGTCCAGGTCCAGCGCTGATTTACTGTCAATTATCCCTGTTCTGCAGGATATCGGCATTACATTGTTCTTTTGTGAGCAGTTTGGTGAGGTTCCGATTGTGTATCCTAAGCCAGAAGGCGCCAAGGGGCTGCGATCTAAGTTTGATATGAATGAAATGGCTAATCAGATCATGTTGATGGTCCTATCTGCAGTTGCTGAGATTGAGCACTCAACGATTAAGGACCGATTCGGCGATGGCAAGGTAGACTGGGCTTCTCGCGGTTATTTCATTGGTGGCAGCGCCCCATACGGGTACAAAAAGGTCCAGGAGAAGCATGGCAATAAGACCAGGACTCGCCTGGAGGAGATCCCCGAAGAGCAGGATGTGCTGCTGACTATATACAAACTGCGGGACCGAGGGCTGGGCCCCAGGAAGATTGCTAAGCAGGTCGCCTCGCTTCACACTTGCGCTGAAGACATAAGTTACTCTAAAGTACGCCGTATCCTGGATAGAAAATTCCAAGGTATCGGCGAAGCAGCATAGGTGTATAATGGGGCTTCATTTGGAGATCGTTATGAGCGCACTAGAAAATGTGGAATATGCTCTGACCAAGATTGACGGTATGCTTGAACAAGATTACATGACAACACCTGTTCGTCAGATCTTGACTGAGTGTAAAGAACATCTTGAAGAGGCGAAAGTAGAGCTCGGCGGGTAATGGCTAACATTAACGGCTGGGGTCGAGGCACCTGGGGCGAAGGCGCCTGGGGTACTGCGCTGCCCGTAACTTTATCGTCCCTGGCTATCACTTCGGCAGTTGGCAGCTTAACTGTTAATGCTGAAGCAAATATTACCACCCCCTCCCTGGCGATTACGTCCGGTATTGGCGCTACCCAGGTAGTAGCTGGCGCCGTGGTCCAGGTGACTGGACTATCCATGTCCTCAGCCATTGGCAGCGTAACGATTGACGCTGAAGCCAATGTTACTGCAGGCACTCTGGCAATTACTTCTGCAATCGGCAGCTTAGCGATAGATGCAGAAGCCAATATCACTATGCCATCCCAGGCAATTACTTCCGCCCTGGGGGCTCTTACTACAAATGCTGAAGCTGATGTTACTGTCGGCAGCCTGGCAATTACGTCTGGATTGGGCGCCCCAGCAGTCGATGCTGAAGCAAATGTTACGGCGCCTAGCCTGGCGATTACGTCTGGTTTAGGGGCAGTTGAAGTTTATCACAACGCATTCTTTGAGATCGTCGGCCTTGGCATGACCTCGGCTGTCGGTGAGGTAACGCTTAAATTAGGGGCATCCGCATTCCCAGTGGGCCTAGCTGTAAGTGTAGACTTGGGCGCCCCTTTGGTGTATGGAGAGATAGACACCAATCAAGATCCAAACTACAATACTATAAATGATGGGCAAAGTCCTGGGTGGGCTTCTATATCAGTCTCGCAGTCCCCAGGTTACGAAGAAATTGACGCTGGGCGCGATGCTGCTTAGCAAGTGAGGAAATAAAATGGCAACTTACGTTAATAACTTACGGCTTACAGAGCTTGCAACGGGTGAAGGATCTGGAACCTGGGGCACAACGACAAACACCAACCTGGAACTGATTGGTGAAGCTCTCGGCTATGGTTCTGAAGCTGTTGCGAACGCCTCCACCCACACAATCACTGTTGCTGACGGAACAGCTGACTCAGCCAGGTCGTTTTACTTAAAGCTGACCGGCGGCGGCCAGGCTTGTACTGTTACCTTGGCACCCAATACCTTATCTAAAGTTTGGATGGTTGAGAACACCACCAACTCTACCCTTACCTTCTCCCAGGGCTCTGGCGCAAATGTTGCGATTGCTGCGGGCGCGGTGAAGATGATTGCCACAGATGGTGCCGGCAGCGGCGCTGTTGTTTATGACTTATTAGTTGATACTGACCTTACTGGCACCACCACGGTTGTCAACCTCACTTCTTCTGGCACTATTGACGCAGCCACTGTTGAGTTTAACTCTCTATCAGGTACTGGATCTGTTGCCATTACAGATATCCTGGACCAGGACAATATGTCCTCCAACAGCGCAACCGCCCTGGCAACGCAGCAGTCTATTAAGGCGTATGTTGATTCTTCAGTAGCATCTTTTGACACCCTGGCTGAGGTTTTAGCCCAGGGTAATACCACTGGATCAACTGATATAGAAGTAACAACCGCACAGAAAGTTCAATTCCGTGATTCAGCTATCTACATAAACTCTAGCGCTGATGGACAGTTAGACATTGTTGCAGACACAGAGATTCAGATAGCCGCTACGACTATTGATATTAATGGAGCTATCAACGCAAGTGGTGAGATCATTGCGGCTAGTTTAGATATTAGCGGCAACATAGATGTAGATGGTGTAACAAACCTTGACGTAGTAGATATTGATGGTGCTGTGGATATGGCAAGCACTCTAGCGGTTGCAGGTGATGCAAACTTTGATAGTGGTACTTTATTTGTAGATGTTAGTGTTAACTCTGTTGGTATTGGCAATGGCACTACTGAACCAACAGCAACTTTAGATGTAAGAAGACCAGATGCCTCTGGTAAAATTGCAGAGTTTCATCAAAGCGCAGGTTTTGGATTAGAACTTGGTAGTTCTCAAGCTCAAGCATATATCCAAGCAGGTAGCAGTCAGACGCTACTTATGACAGTACCTTCAGACATGACTATTGACGCGGGTGGAGACATCATCCTTGATGCTGATGGTGGAGATTGGAGATTTAAAGATGCAGGTGCAGAAATATTTAAAATCTCTAATGGGTCTGGATTTTTTGCAATAAAGTCTCAGGTGATAGATGCCGATATAAATTTTCTAGGCAGCGATGGCGGTAGTGAAATCACAGCCCTCACCCTTGATATGTCAGACGGTGGTAGTGCAAGATTTGCTCACGATATAAGTCTAGTTGATAGCGGTCAAATTTTATTAGGTGCAGGACTAGATGGGAGAATTAGCAGTGACGGCACGAATTTAAATATTCTTGCGAACAATGGCGACCTAACACTAGATGTTGCAGGAGACATTAACCTTGATGCAGATGGTGGAGATATACAACTATTAGATGGTGGCGTTTCCACAGGTAGATTAGGTCTTGAAAATGGCGATTTAAATATTGCCAGTATGAGACAAGACTATGATATTAGATTTAAAGGAATGGATGGAAACACAACTCCTTTTACAGCCCTCACCCTTGATATGTCAGCGGCTGGTGCGGCTACGTTTAATTCTACGGTGGGGATTGGTGTAGCGGCACACGCAACGATACCAGTTTCGGCTTATGCTCCTGATGCAAGCGGCAATCTAAAACTCACCAGAGCAGGAACATCTGAAAGTTTAACGCTAGGTACTTACTATATAACTGCGTCAGGTAACGATTTAAATTTAAGCACTACAGGCGACCTAACCTTAGACGCGGCAGGAGACATTATTCTTGATGCAGGTGGTGCAGAAGTCAAACTAAAAGATGATGGCTTACAATTTGGACAGATTTATACATCATCTAACAATTTATATATTCAAAGCTCTATTTCAAATAAAGACCTAAAATTTGAGGTAAACGATGCTGGCACTATACTTACTGCTCTTACTTTAGATGGTGCATCCGCAGGTGCGGCTACGTTTAATGCAGGTGCTACTTTTGGTGGAAGTATAACCACAACAGCGGCTGCCATAAATGGTCAGTTAAATGTTACTGGTACTACTAATAGTAATAATATCTTTGCCCAACAAC